AAACTAACTTAGACATTAAAAGAGATTGGAAACAATATAATAAAACTGATTTACATGGTGAGGTTAATGTTGGTGTTTCTGGCAAAACAAAAGGTAAATATCCAAAATCAATTATAGAATTTTCAAATGCTGTAAGAAAAAAATTACACCCAACACAAAAACCAGTAGCTTTATTAGAATACTTAATAAAAACTTATACTAACGAAAACGATATTGTCTTAGATTTTACAATGGGATCAGGTAGTACAGGGGTTGCAGCTAAGAATTTAAACAGAAAATTTATTGGAATTGAAAAAGATCAAAACTATTTTAATATTGCAAAGGATAGGATTGAGGGGGGTTTGTTTTAAAAATGCCAGAAATAGTCATTCCATATAAGCCAAGAGAACTCCAAAATTTTTTGCATAAAAAAATTGATATACACCGATTTAGTGTATTGGTTCTTCATAGGAGAGCTGGAAAGACAGTAATGATGATGAATCACATGATTAAATCAGCACTTACTTGTCCTTTGCCAAACCCTAGATATGCTTTTATAAGTCCCACTTTCAAGCAAGGTAAAGCGACAGCATGGGATTACATTAAACAGTTTGCTGGAAAAATTCCTGGAACTAAGTTTAATGAGTCAGAATTAAGATGTGATCTTCCTAATGGAGCAAGGATTACAATTCTTGGAGCAGAAAACGATCAAGCTCTTAGAGGTATATTTTTAGATGGTTGTGTTTTTGACGAAACTCAATCCATTAAACAAACTATATTTCCAGAGGTTATAAGACCAGCTTTGGCAGACCGAAAAGGGTGGTGTGTTTTTATTGGTACTCCAAAAGGTAGAAACCATTTTTTTAAATTATTCCAAGAAGCTGAGAAGAATGAAACTTGGTATGCTGGTTTATTTAAAGCTAGTGAAACTAATATATTAGATCCTGAAGAATTAGATGCTGCAAAGCAAATGATGTCAGATGATCTTTACGAACAAGAATTTGAATGTTCTTTTCAAGCTGCCATAACAGGTTCTTATTATGGTGCTTTAATAGAGCTGTTAGAGTCAGAGAACAAGATTACAGACAATCTGTATGACGACAACCTTGATACTGAAACATGGTGGGATTTGGGCTTAAATGACTCCACAGCGATATGGTTTGTCCAGAAGTATAAAGGTGAGATTAGATTAATAGATTATTATGAAAATGCTGGTGAGGGATTAGATCACTACATAGATGTCATTAATAGAAAAGATTATGAGTATTCAAAGCATATAGCTCCCCATGATATTAAAGTTAGAGAAATAGGTAACTTTGGTAAATCAAGATTGGAGAGTGCTTTAGAATTAGGTATCGCTTTTGAAGTAGCACCAAAACTATCTATTGAAGATGGGATTGAAGCTGTAAGAAAAGCACTTCCTAATTGTTGGTTTGACAAAAATAAATGTCAAAAAGCTATTGAGAATTTAAAGGCTTACCAAAAAAGATGGGACGACAAGAATCAATGTTTCAGAAATAAACCAATGCACAATTACGCATCTCATTGTGCTGATGCTTTTAGAACAGGCATAGTAGGTGAGGGTGTAGAAATTAGTAATTGGAAAAAAGAAATTCCTCTTAACTTAGATTATATAGTTTAATATGGCAGAAAAAATAACAGAATTTGAATTAAAGAATATTATCAGCAAGGAAATTGTAAATTCATTAGGATATATGGGTGGCAATCTTTCTTCTCAAAGAAAAAAATCTTTAGAGTATTATATGGGAGAACCATTAGGTACTGAGATTGATGGTAGATCACAAGTCGTATCAACTGATGTAGCTGATACTATTGAAACAATACTACCTAATTTACTTAAAATTTTTACAGCATCAGATCAAGTAATTAAATGTGAGCCAGTTAAATCGGAAGATGTGGCACAAGCTGAACAAGTAACTAATTATGTAAATTATATCTTTAATAAAGATAATCCAGGTTTCTCAATTTTATACACATGGTTTAAAGATGCGTTAATTGAGAAAAATGGAATTGTAAAAGTTTATTGGGACGACAGTAAAAAGGTTGAGCAAGAAACTTATGAAAATTTAAACGATCAAGAATATTCATTATTACTAGATGGTGATGATGTTGAGGTTGTTGAAGAAGAAGCAATTGAAGATGAAACTGCAAAATTACAATTAGAACAGTTAAGAGCTTTAGCAGAACAGCAAGGTCAAGAATTGCCAGAACAACCTGTTCCAATGATACACAATGTTAAGATTAAAAGAACCAGTAATTATGGTAAAGTTAAAATAGAAAACATTCCACCTGAAGAATTTTTAATTCAAAAAACTGCAAAGTCTATTGAGGATTCAAATTTTGTTGCACATAAAGTTTTAAAAACTAGATCCGATTTAATTGAAATGGGTTATGATAGAGAGGTTGTAGAAAGTTTATCTACTTCAAATACTATGACCTTAAATGAAGAAAGATTAACAAGATTTTCTGATATTGATGAAAGTCCAACTGAAGATTCTCCAGATGAAAGTACACAAGATGTAGAAATCTATGAGTGCTATGTTAAAATTGATATGGACGGAGATGGTATTGCTGAACTTAGAAAAGTTACAGTAGCAGGTTCAGGCAGCTATACAATTTTAGAAAACATGGCTTGTGATTTCATTCCATTTTGTTCTTTAACTCCTATCCCAATGCCACACAGATTTTATGGCAGATCAGTTTCAGAATTAGTAGAAGATGTTCAATTAGTTAAATCTACTGTTATGCGACAGTTATTAGATAATATGTATTTAACTAATAATAATAGAGTTGCTATCATGGACGGAATGGTCAACTTGGACGACCTACTTACTTCAAGACCTGGAGGAGTGGTTAGAACTAAACAACCCCCTAGTCAGGTTATGATGCCAATGCAATCTCAAACGATTTCGCAACAAGCATTTCCATTATTAGAATACTTAGACACAGTAAGAGAAACAAGAACTGGTGTTACAAGATACTCACAAGGACTTGATGCACAATCATTAAATAAAACTGCAACAGGTGTAAATACTTTAATGAGCCAATCTCAAATGAGAATGGAATTAGTTGCTAGAGTATTTGCTGAAACAGGAATTAAAGATTTATTTAAAAGAATATTTGAACTGACTTGTAAGTATCAAGACAAAGAAAGAATTGTAGAACTAAATAATCAATTCGTACCAGTTAAACCTACTGAATGGAAAAATAGATATAATGTTACTATTACAGTTGGACTTGGAGCTGGTTCTAAAGATCAACAAATTGTTATCTTAAATAATATTTTGGAAAGACAACTTCAAGCATTTCAATTGCAAGGTGGTCAAGAGTTCCCAATGGTGAGTCTTAAAAACATTTACAATAGTTTAACTAAAATTGTTGAAAATGCTGGTCTTAAAAATGTTGAAAATTATTTTGTTAATCCAGATCAAGGAAAACAAATGGTTCAACCTAAACCAGAACCGAAACCAACTCCTATTGAGAAAATAGAATTTACTAGAATAGCAAGTGAAGAAAAACGAAAACTTGCAGAATTAGAATTTGAAATGAAAAAACTTAAAAGCCATAATGCTGCTAATGTTTTGGATTTTGAAACTAAGATCAAAGAGATGGAGCTAAAATACACTACTCAAATTGATAGTGCTAAACTCAAAGCTGAAGCAGAACTAGATAAAGTTATTGTTTCAAATAGAGGTAAGGCATTTTTTGATGCAGAAAAATCAGCAAATAAATTATCACAAGAAATAGAGAAAACTGATGAACAACCTAGAACAGGACAAGCTCAACCAAGAATTGAACCAAGCGAACAAGGCTAAACAACTTTTTGAAAACCCTTTATTAAAAGAATCTTTTGATAAATTAAGAAATTTATATTCTACAAGTTTATTAAATACTGGTGCTGCCGAAAATGAAACTAGAGAAAAACTTTGGTTGGCTTACCAAATGGTCGGCAAGGTAGAACAAAATTTATTAGAAATGATTGATACTGGAAAACTAGCTTCCAAACAATTGGAAGATTTTAGAAATCAAATTAAAGAAAAAAAATTCTAAGCAAATAAGTTTAGGATAAGTCAACCTCACAAGAGGAACTTAACTTACAAGGAAAATATATGTCAGACAATCAAGGCAATCCATTAAAAGGATCTGAAACTGATTTACAAAAAGCAACAAAAGCAGTAAATGGTTTATTAAACCCTAAAGAAGAAGAAACTATTGGACAACAAGAAGCTCCAAAGCAAGAAATTGAACAAAATTCTCCTGAACCACAAAATGAGGAATCTGAAGAAGATCAACCTCAGGAACAGGAAATAAGTGAAGAAACTGAATCAGAAGAAGAAGAAGTTTCCGAACAAGATGTATCTCAAGACGAAGAACAGATTGATACTCAAGAGAAACTAGAAGATTCCACCTACAAGGTAAAAGTTGCAGGTCAAGAATTAGAAGTTACCCTTGATGAGTTGAGAAATGGTTACTCAAGAGATGCTGACTATAGACAAAAGACTGAAGAACTTTCTAATCAAAGAAAGAACTTTCAATCTGAGTCTGAAAAGCAAAGACTAGATTACTCTCAAAAACTTAATAAAGTTAATGAATTAATGTCTGCTGCTCAACAAGAACTAAACACAGAAAAAAACTCTGTTGATTTAGAACAAATGTACGAAGATGATCCAACAGAAGCTATGAGGATTGAACATAGGTTAAGAAGAAAGCAAGAAAAACTTAATTCTGCTATTGCTCAAACCCAAGCTGAACAAAAAACACAATTTGATGGATTTTTACAAGAACAAAAAAGATTACTGGAAACTAAAATGCCAGAATTTACTGATCCTGTAAAAGCATCAAGTTTAAAAGCTACTATGAAAAGTACCTTAAACAATTATGGGTTTAACGACCAAGAAGTTGCTCAAGTGTACGATCATAGAATTGTGATGTTGGTTAATGATGCCATGAAGTATAGAAATTTGCAAAATTCAAAACCGAATATTGCTAAAAAGATTTCTAAACCTGGTAAAGTTTTTTCTTCTGGAGTTAAGCAAGGCAAGAATGAAGTTAATTTGAAAGTTAGAAAAGAAAAATTTAGTCGTCTAAAGAAAACTGGAAGCATGAAAGATGCTCAAAATGTTTTCTTGGACATGATAACTAACAAATAACCTCAACAATAAGGACAAATAACTATGGCAATCGTAACAAATACGTTCCAAACTTATACTGCTATTGGTAACAGAGAAGATTTATCAGATATTATCTATAACATCTCTCCTACTGATACTCCGTTTATGAGTTCAATTGGAAAAGAAAAAGCAGAAGGAACATTCCATGAATGGCAAACTGATGTTTTAGCAGCAGCAGCAACTAATGCTCAAGTAGAGGGTGATGAAATCGCTTTCACAGCAGTAACTCCGACATCAAGAATCAATAACAGAACTCAAATTTCAAGAAAGTCTGTAATTGTTTCTGGTACTCAAGATACTGTTAATACTGCTGGAAGAAACCAAGAACTAGCATACCAAATCTCAAAAAATGCTAAAGAGCTTAAAAGAGATATGGAACTTGTTCTTTGTAACAACCAATCAGCAGCAGTAGGTAGTGCATCAGCAGCTAGAACTTCTTCTGGTTTAGCATCTTGGATTCAAACTAACATCAATGCAATTGGTGCTAATGGTCAAAATGCTAGTAATGCTGACCAACCTGGTTTTGCAAGAACTAATGGAACTCAAAGAGCTTTCACAGAAGCACAACTAAAAGGTGTTTGTGCATCTACTTGGGACTCTGGTGGAGATCCATCAATGATTATGTTGGGTTCTTTCAACAAACAAAAACTATCAGGCTTTACTGGTGGTTCTACTAAAATGACTCAAGCAGATGACAAAAAACTTGTTGCTGCAATTGATATTTATGAATCAGACTTTGGATCAATGACTGTTGTTCCAAATAGATTCTCAAGATCAAGAGATGTTTTTGTACTTCAACCTGATATGTGGGCAGTTGCTTACCTTAGAGATTTCCAAATGATTGATCTAGCTAAGACAGGTGATGCTGAGAAAAAAGCTATGTTAGCTGAATATACACTTGTTGCTAAAAACGAAGCAGCGAATGGTGCTATATTTGATTTAACAACAGCTTAATCAAAATACTTATAGGAGGGGATTAATTTCCCCTCTTATTACTCAATCAATAATTTTGTTTTCTTTGAAGATTTAATATCGGAACGAAGCAATACAAAAAAAGGAAAATACAATGAGAACACTTAACGACTACTTTATAACATCTGCAATTCCAGATGTATCATCTGGATCATCAACTTTTGTATGTGTACCTGATGGTGGAAGAATAATTAAAATTATTACACACAACAAAGCTACAACTTCTGGCACAGCAGCTATCTCTTTTGAAATAGGTGGTGTTGCAGTTACTGGTGGTGCAATTAGCCATACAGCTTCTGGATCAGCAGGTAGAATTAAAACTGCTGAACCAACAGCAGCTAATAGAGTTGAAGAAGATGGAACTATTGAATGTATCACTAATGGTGGTTCAACAAATGCTTCTAAAATGGAAATCACTTTCGTTATCAGAAGATAATTACAAATTTTGTGGGGATCTTGTCTAGCGATACTTCCCCACAAATACTAATCAATAAAAGGAAATAAATTATGCCATACGGAATGGGAACTTACGGATCAAAAAAAGGTAGACCACCTAAGAAAAAAGGTAAAAAGAAAAAATCAAAAAGCAAAAAAAAAGGAAAATAAATTATGAGTTTTAATTATGGTTTAAGACCAGGAACAATACAAAAAATAACTATGGCATCAAGCAATCCTGCATCTATTGCATCATCTGCTTTTGGTTCACAAAGTGAATATGTAAGAATAGCTTCTTCAGCAGATTTTCATATTATCTTTGGTGGTTCTCCAACTGCTACTGCTAATCATATTTTTATACCAGCAGATCAACCAGAAATTTTTAAAGTTTCTCCAGGTGAAAAAGTAGCAGCACTAGGAGCTGCTAATGCTGTGATTTCTATTGTTGAAATGGGTGGCTAGTAGTGGCAAAGCAAAAGTTCACTTCTTTTACTCCAAGAGATAAACCACCAAAATTAGGTAAGCACAAAAAGTCATTAAACAAATCAGAAAAAAGACAAATGAAACTTACTAGATACAAAGGTCAAGGTCGTTAATGAGAAAAATACTTGAAGATACTGATAAGCATATTACTGAAACATTTTTAGATAATGATAAAGATGGTATTATTCAAAAAAGATCACTTGATATTGAACCGATCATAGAAAATAACAAAAAATTATTTAATCAAAATGATGGTTATAGTCCTGATAAAGGACTTAAAAGAATAGCATCAATTCCAGTAGTTATATTAGAGATATGGTGCAAGGAATATCATAAAGATCAAAACAAAGGTAATTGGTTTGAATTACCACAAGAAACTCAAAAGAAAATCTTAAAAGCAAAATTAAACAGTTCTGAATTTAGATATTTTAGAACAGCAGAGGGCAAATTTTAATGGCATTAACTACATACACAGAATTAAAAACATCACTAGCAAATTGGTTAAACAGATCAGATTTAACAACTGAAATAGGTGATGATTTTATTAAATTAACTGAAGCTGATCTTAATTCTAAATTAAGAGTTAGAGCTATGATAGCTCAAGTTAATATAACTGTTGATGCAGAAACAGCAGCTTTACCAACAGACTTTTTACAAATTAGAAACTTTTATATATTAAGTGGTCAAACAAAAACTCCATTAGTTTATACAACTCCAGCATCAATGGACACAACAAGTGGAACATCAACTACTGGAAAGCCAACTACATTTACAATTTTAGGAGATACTTTAAGATTTTCTCCAAAACCAGATGCAACTTATACTGCTGTAATGAATTACTTTAAAAAATTTCCAGCTTTAAGCTCAACTAATGCAACAAATTATATTTTAGCATCTCACCCAGCTATATATTTATATGGCTCATTGTTTCATGCAGCTAACTTTTTAGGTGGTATCAATCCTCAACAAGTTCAAACATGGCAACAAATGTATGCAACATCTTTAGAACGACTTGAGTTAAACGATAGAGAAGATGAATACAATGGAAGTCCTTTACAAGTTAGAACTGTAACTTCAGTAGCTTCTCCATTTATTTCAACTTTATAATAGGAAAAAAATATGCAATTACCTTTTGGCGAATGGCTACCAGATCAACCAGATCATTTGAATCCTGGTGCAACTGTTGCAACAAATGTTTATCATGCACAGTCTAGCTATAAGCCTGTTAAAGGTTTAGTATCTTATAGTGGTACATCAACAGTTACACAAAATGCAAAAGGTGCTGGATCATTTCGTAACAATGAAAACACAGTATTCACTTTTGTTGGCACAGCAGATACCATTTATCAATTATCATCTGGAGCTTTTGTAGATAAAGGAGCTGGTGGATTATTTTTAAACACAGCTAAAGCTACTTGCACAATTACAGTTTCTGATTATGCAAATATTGGAGCTGGTAAAACTATTACATTAAAAAAAAATGATGCTTCAACTATTGTCTTTACTTCAACAGTAGGCACAGCATCTGGCACTCAGTTTAAAGTAGAAACAAATAATAATACGACAGCAACAAATTTAAAAACTGCAATTAATGCTCATGCTGATTTTACAGCAACAGTTGCAGATGCAGTAGTGACTGTAACAAGAGCAGCAGTAGGTAGATTAAATTTAACTAATGTTTCATCAGATACAGTAAGACTAACAACGACAAACTTTGTTGGTGGAACTCCTTTAAGTGGAACTGCTAATGACTTTATAACTTTTACTCAATTTGGTAATTTTGTAATTGCAACGAATGGTGTAGATGCTCCTCAATATTTTTTAATGGGTACATCAACAGGATTTGTTAATTTACAAACTTTAGCAGACTCAACAGGATCAGGAACAGTACCATCTAAGTTTAGAGTTTCAGGTGTGATAAGAGATTTTTTAGTTACAGCGAACATAGAAAATGCAAAAAATAGAGTTGCATGGTCAGGATTAAACGACATTTCAACATGGGAAGCTGGTGTTAAATCATCAGATACTCAAGACTTGCCAGGCTCTGGTGGACAAGTAGTTGCAATAACTTCTGGTGAAGTTGGATATGTTTTTAGACAAGATCAGATTATAAGAATGGACTTTGTTGGAGGAGCTACAATATTTAGATTCTCAGTTATTTCAGCTAATAGAGGAGCTGTATTTGGGCAAACAGTTTGCCAAGATAATAGACAGGTCTTTTTTTATGCTTCGGATGGGTTTTTTCAAATCAATGGCGATCAAGTATTGCCGATAGGAGCTGAGAAAGTAAATAGATTTTTTGATGCTGATTTAAACAAAGCCTACACAGATAGAATTACAGCAGCAGTAGATCCATTTAATACTTTAGCAATTTGGTTATATCCATCAAAAGATAATCCAAACACTACTGGTATTTGTGATAAAATGTTAATCTATAATTATGTAACGCAGAAATGGTCAGTTGCAGAAATTAAAGCATCACAAATATTTAAACAATTTATAGTAACAGACACAGTTGAGTTGATGGATATTATAAGTGAGAACTTAGATGAAATTAATATTTCATTAGATACTCCATTTTGGACAACAGGGCATTTGTATTTAGGTGCTATTGATGAAAATTTTAAAGCAGCTATTTTTTCAGGAACTAGCTTAGAAGCAGAACTTGAAACTAAAGAAACAGAATTATTTCCAGGTTCAAGAGCTAATATAACTGGTGTTAGACCAATTGTAGATGCTAGTGCAAATGTAGTTATTAAAACTAGAAACAAATTAGCAGATGCAGTTACATCATCAGCATCAAGCTCAATGAATGACTCAGGTATTAATCCAGTAAGACAATCTGGTAGATATTTTAGAGCTAATGTAAAAATACCAGCAAATACACTTTGGACTAATGCACAAGGAATTGATTTAACAGCTAGTCCAGGTGGGGATAGATAATGTCAGATAAAATAGACATAGATAATATTAGATACTCAATTGAAACACAGGAATTTTTTCAAAGACAAGTTGAAGAAGCAGTAAACACATTAATTAACAAAAATAATACTGAAAGCGATAAGGCTTTTAGTTGGTTTATGAATTAGGAGCAACATG